ATGCCCTACGCATGGCAGGCAGAGTGCCTTGAGGCAGTAGGATTGCAGAGCGAAGGCGGACTGCCTGTGTCCGTGGTCGCAGCGAACGGCAGCGGCAAGACGGTCAGCATCATTGCGCCGATTGTCCTCTGGTTTCTCAACGCCTACCCGAAAGGCAAAGCCGTCTTCACATCCGGCTCATATCGTCAGCTCGCCAACCAGCTATGGCCTGCACTCAAGAAGCATCGGGCCAAGTTCCCGGCTTGGACGTTCCTCAGCGATGAGATCAGGACGCCCGAAGGGGGATTTGCTCTTGGCTTCTCGACGGATGACCCCGGCAGGGCGGAAGGCTGGCACGGCAGCGCAGACGCGCCCTTGCTCCTGATCGTGGACGAGGCAAAGACGGTGCCGGATGGTGTCTTCGAGGCATTCGACCGATGCACCCGAACCTTCCAGCTCTGGACAAGCAGCCCAGGTGCTCCACGGGGTCAGTTCTTCGACTCGCATCACAAGAACGCAGGCCAGTTCTGGACGGCCAAGGTGACGAGCGAGGAATGCCCCCACATCGACCCTGCAAAGCGCGAGCGAGACCGTCAGACATACGGCGAGGACCATCCAATCTTCCGGTCGATGCACCTTGCCGAGTTCACCAGCGACAGTGACAGGCTCGTCATCGACCCGCAAAGGCTAGCGAAAGCGATTGAGGGTCAGCCCGACATCAACACCACTGGCGAGGTTGTCGCGTTCTGTGACTTCGCTGCCGGGCGGGATGAGAACGTCTTGGCAATCCGGCGAGGGAACCGGGCTGAGATCGTCGAGGCATGGGTCGAAGCTGACACCACGCAAGCCTGCCGCCGATTCGTTCACCTGTTCGAGGAACACAACCTACGACCTGCATGGATCTGGGGCGATGCTGACGGACTCGGCACGGTCATGCTCGACAACTTGGCCGAGGCAGGCTGGCGGGTGAATCGCTTCCACGGGGGGCAACCAGCAACAGACTCGGATGAATACGCCTCGCTGATTGCTGAGGTTTGGCACGTTGGAATCCGCGAGATCGAGCGGGGTCGGATTCACCTGGGGCAGCTCGACCGCAAGACATTTGAGCAGATCAGCAGCCGACGCTCGGAATGGGCGGCGAATGGCAAGCTGAGGGTCGAGTCCAAGGAGGTCATGGCAAAGCAAGGCTTGAGATCCCCTGACCGGGCAGACGCACTGCTCGGTTCCATCGCTTGCGGTTCTCGCATCGCTGGGACCATGACAGGCAACGTCAAGACGCTCACACGCCGGAACGCTTTTGCCTCGAAACGAGTCCGAGGGCTGGGCGGTGTCTAGCCTTGTCAAGCAAAGGTTTTTATTGTAGCAACCCGAAATAATGCAGCGCGACAGAAAAGGCATCGCCCCCATCCATGCGAACTATCGCGTCCAAGAGACCGACCTTCAGAATCTGACGCCGGATCAGGTCAAGTTCATCCTCCGAAACGTCAGGAATGGTCAGCTTGAGGATCAGGACCGTCTCTTTCGGCTGATGGTGGATACCTGGCCGCGACTTCGGAAGGCACTCAACGAGGTTGCAGGATCGGTTGCCAAGCTGGAGCTTCAGGTCGAACCAGCGATTGAGGAAGGGGCTGAGGAACCAACCGAGCGAGCCAAGCAGCTCCACGAGGTAGTTTCAAAGGCGCTCGACTGCTACTCGCCACGACCTGGCTATTGGGAACTCGACCAAGGCGGCGCAATTCGCGCTCTTGTCGATGCCTACGTCAAGGGAGTCAGCGTCTTGGAGATCGTCTGGAAGGCAACGGAAGGAATCATCGCCCCCCGCTGCTATTCGCCCGTGCCTGCCCGCTACATCGCCTTCCCGAGCAGCAGCCTTGAGATCGACCGACTGATGCTGTCGCCGGAAGGGGTGACGATGAGCCAGCTCGAGGACTTCCCGCCGAATCGTTTCATCATTGGCATGTGGCAGCAGGGCGGACTACATCCGATTCATGCAGGCAACATGCGGGCCTTGTCGAAGTATTGGCTCGCGTCGGTCTACGGCTTGGGCTGGCTCATGCAATACTCCCAGCTTTTCGGAATCCCGTGGCGGCACGTCGAGACAGACGGCAGCGACGAGGCGATGACCAACGCTGAGACGATGCTGGACGAACTTGGGGCATCCGGCTGGGCAGTCACAGGGCCAGGCATTGAGCTAAACCTTCACGACGGCGTTTCTGGCGGGGCTGACACCATGCCGCAGAGTCACATGATGGACGTTGCCGACCGCGCATGTGACATCCTCCTGCTTGGTCAGACGCTGACGACCGATAACACCGGGACGGGATCGAGGGCACTTGGCGACGTTCACCAATCCGTCAGGGCAGACATCCTTGACTCGGTTGCGTCATGGGTAGCAAGCACCCTGACCGATCAGCTCGTTCCCGCAATCGTCGCTCACAACTTCGGGGCTGTTCCGTCTCAGGAGATGCCGACCATCAAGCTGACAATCCCGGTTCCCAAGGACAGCAAGACCAATGCTGAGACGCTGGCCATCTTGGTGGGAGCGGGAGTCAAGATGCCGAAGAAGTGGGTCTATGAACACCTCGATATCCCCATGCCGAATCAGGACGACGCTATCTTCGGGGAGGATCTGCCAACGGTTCCCGAGGAAGAGGAAGAATCGCCAATCACTGAAGGCATCCAGCAACCCGAGGAATGGACGCTGGAAGCAGCAAGGGCAGACGTTGACCTTCGCCCGACTGAGGAGATGGCAAAGAACGCTCAACGCGCCTTGGAGGTTCGCAGGACCAAGCCCGAAAGCCAACGAGGAATGACCGTTGTCGGCATTGCTCGGGCGCGGGACATCTCGAACCGGACCCAGCTTTCCCCTGATACAGTCAAGCGCATGGCTAGCTACTTCGCCCGGCATGAGGTAGACAAGGACGGCGAAACCTGGGGCGATCAGGGCAAAGGCTGGCAAGCCTGGCACGGATGGGGTGGCGACGAGGGACGGGCTTGGGTCAAGCGCAAGCTGGCGGAACTGGAGAGAGCCGAGGCATGATCAACCGGGCCGAGATTCGAGAAGTGGCAGGCGAATGGCTCGCCCCCATCGACGAGATGCTGGCAGACCTTTACGACAAGAGCTTACGTTACGATGCCCGGCGCTTTGCTGCCGAGGTAGAAGCTGCCGTCTTGCGCGTCCCTAGCCTATTTGACAGCCTGAACATTGACGCGCTAGCTTCCTCGCTTGAGGAGGAGATAGGCAAGGGGATCTTATCGGAGCTGAACTGATGGCAGCGAAAACCAGAGCGTCGAAAGGACTTGTCTCGGTCAAGGTGACTGAGGAAGGGCTTGACGAGGCGACCAACGCCATCCTCTCGCTGTCGTCACGCAAGTCTAGGCGCCGGGCGATGAAACTGGCCACCTTCGCTGCTGCCGATGCGCTCAAGGACTACCACATGCGGAAAGGCGCTGCCCTATGGGAGAACCGATCCTTACCGACTCACGGACCAGGTAGGAAGAAGACGCAATGGTGGCGCCAGGTTGCCACGGGCTGGAACACAGGCCGGGTCACTTATCGGACGGGGCAGATCGACAACTCGACAATCGGGCTTTCCCACAAGGTCACAGGCGGGACCATTCGTGCAAAGCGTGTCCGGTTCCTGACAATCCCGATCATCCCGCAAGCGCACGGATTAACCGCTAGGGTCTACGCTCGCACCTTCGCCCCATTGTTTGCCATCAAAGGAGTGCTGGCACAGCACGACGGCGACGGAATCAAGCCCGTGTTTGCACTCAAGCGTCAGGTCAAGCAGCGGCCTTGGAAAGGTGCCTTGCCGAAAGAGGCTGAATACGTCGGACCATTCGAGAAGACGCTACTCGACGAACTCGAAAAGGACTTCATGGCTGATCCTTGAAATATGAACTTGTCAAAATTACTAGCTTTCGCTAAACGATTTGCAATGTCCGACACGGTAACAGCCGGATTTGCTCAACCACTCGACTCCGAGAAGGCAACGATTGTCTACTTGCCCGAGGGTGAGCACGTCATCAATGCGATGGTGGGCGGCAAGCCCAAAGAGCTGACCGTCACCGTAGATCAGCGCGTTCTTGCATCATTCCAAGAGGATCTCGACAAGCGGAAAGAATCCAACGTGCGACCGTTCGCCGGATTCGATCACGACAAAGGGGCAGCATCTTTCATCCCGCTTGAGTTCCGCTACGAGGAAGGCGTTGGATTGCTCTTGGATGTCGAATGGACCCGCGCAGGACGCGAGGCAATCGAGGGCAAGGACTATTCCTACTTCTCCCCAAGTTTCCGACAACTCAACGGCATTCCTTCTGGTCTCACCATGCGCGGCGAGATCGGATCGCTTGTCAATGACCCAGCTTTTGAAGAAATCCCGCGCATTGCAGCGCATCACACACCAACCAACGAAAACATGGAAATTCTGACCGAACTGGGCCTGGTCCCAGAAGGAACCGAAGACGACAAGATCGTCGAAGCCGCGAAAGCTACCTTGAAGGAGCTGCGCGAACAGGCCGACAAGGTCGAGGCAATGCAAGCCGAGGCTTACGAAAAGGCGAAAGTCGAAGCAATGGAGGGCGAGGAGGAGGAATCCGAGCTTGAAATGCTCAAGAAGCAGAACGCCCAACTCCTGGCGAAGATCGCCAAGATGGAGGAAGAGGCTTCCGCTGCTGCTGCTTCTCGCGCTGCCTCGCTCGTCGAAGAAGCTGTCAAGGCTGGCCGCATCGCCCCGAAGGACGAGGCAAGTATCAGCTTCTGGAAGCAGCAACTCGCTGACAATCCCGACGCCATCCAGGCACTCAACGCAGTGCCGGCCAATCCTGTGCTCGACGGTAAGACCGTTTTCGCTGGACGTGCCGAGGCTCGGGAGATTGCCAAGGAGATCAGCCGTGCCGAGTTCGACAGTCTCAGTGCTGCCGAAAAGAGCCATTTCGCCAAGAGCGGCGGCAAGATCAACGAATAACACTTCAACCGATGCCCGCCCGCAAACGAGCAAGAAAGTCAGCCGAGGTTAAGGCCGAGGCTTCCATCGAGGAACCTGAAGTTTCCACCCAGAAGCCAGGACGGCTGAAGGCTGGGCCGCTTCAAGCTCCGAATGGGCATCTTGTTTGCACTCGGGCAGACTTTGACCAACTCACGCCGGAACAGGTAGCGGAGTTCCGCGAATCCGGCGGCATCATCGTTTCAAACTACCAATAACACACCAACATCATGGCTAATACTCTTACCAACCTCATTCCCGATGTCTACACCGCGCTCGACGTGGTGAGCCGGGAACTCACTGGCTTCTTGCCATCCGTTACCCGTGACGCGACTGCCGACCGGGCCGCGATCAATCAGACTGTTCGTTCGTTCATTACTCCTGCCAACTCGGCAGCGGGCAACATCAGCCCGAGCATGTCTGCCCCGTCTGCCGCTGACCAGACCATCACCAACATTCCAATCACCATCGACAACCAGCGTTTCGCTCCGTTCTCGTGGACTGGCGAGGAAGAATATGCGATGGATCAAGGACCGGGTTTCCTCAACGTGCGCCAAGACCAGATCGCCCAGGCGATTCGGACTCTTGTGAACGAAATGGAGACCGATGTCTACGAGGCTGCCTACAAGGCTGCTGGCTCGACTATCGCCCCGAATGGTGCTTCGACTCTGGTCACTGACCTGACCGACGCTGCCAACACCAAGAAGCTCCTCGACGACAACGGCGCACCTGCAACGGGTCGCTCGCTGATCATCTCGACCGCTGCTGGTGTCAATCTCCGCAAGCAGACCCAGCTCACCAAGGTGAACGAGGCTGGCGACCGTGCCACGCTTCGTGACGGCGAACTGCTTGACCTGTTCGGCCAGTCGGTCAAGGAATCCGCTGCTGTGGTTTCCGTTGCTGACTCGGGCGCGACTGGCGTGACTGTCAACAATGGTGCTGGCTACGCTGTCGGCGCGACTTCCATCGCAGTTGACGGCGTGACCGGAACTCCGATTGTGGGCGACGTGATCAGCGATGGGACTTACTTCTACACCGTGACTTCCGTCACTGCTGGTGGAGCTGGTGAGTTCACGCTGACGATCAGCGCACCGGGTCTCAAGGCGGCTCTTGCTGATGATGACTCGCTGACCGTTCTCGGTGATTCGACCCGCACGGCGGCATTCTCGCAGAACGCCATCGTTCTTGCCTCGCGCTTGCCCGTGACTCCGCGTGACGGTGATCAGGCACTTGGCCGCGAGGTCGTGACCGATCCCCGCACTGGCATCTCGTTCGAGTTCGTCAAGTGGCCTGGCTTCGACATGAACACCTACCACGTCCGCGCATGTTGGGGCGTTCACGTTCTGAAGCCGGAACACATCGCAATCATCGCTGACGCCTGATTTCACAGCTAGCCGGGCAACTCGCTTGGCTAGCTTTCCACCCTTCTCTCATGGCTTGGGTTCAGTTGGCAGGCTCCTCATTGAGGGATCGTCTTGGGACAACCGAGATTGATTCCCTCCTTGAGGAGTCGGCTGATGCTGACAGCAAGATCGACGAGATTCTTTCGCAGGTTGCGCTTGATATTGTCGGAAGGGTCAACGCAGGACGCCGCAAGCGTGGCCTGCCTCCCGTGTCAGGCACGGGGCTTTACATTCCACCGGGGAGCAGTCGCCACGCCTACACGCTGGCAAGGCGCTTGCTGACCGACAGTTTCCCGAGTCTGTCAGACTACAACGGAGAGGACCGAGACGCTGCCTATGACAAGGCGGAAGACCACCTCCGAGACCTGGCAGAAAACCGGGCAGATTCAGACGATGAAGGAGCCGAAGATTTCGAGCCATCCGGTTCTGGGAGTTCATTCCGAACGGGCGGCAAAAACCTGATGGACTTCATCAACTTCTAAAGCTCTCCTCATGGCATCACGGCTAAGACAAATTGTTGAGTCGATGGCCGAAACGCTCGGCAGTTCCGACTATTTCAACACGGCTCCGATCATTCCCGTGGTTGTCGAGGACTCAAAGGACGTGATCAGGGAGATCGACCACGCATCCGGCAAGGCGCACGGCGCGTTTGCCTTGGTTGGGTTCGACACCGCTGACACTGACAACGAATCACCAGGGCCATTCCTCTCCGAATGCACCTTCAACGTAAGCATCGTTGAGTTCCCTAGTATTTGGCGATCATCCCGCCGCGATGCTCCAAGCTGCACTGAGATAGCCGAAGCAGCAGCTCGTTTGCTTCATCACACCGAACCGCTCGACATTGACGGCAACAAGATCGGCAATGGTGTCTTGTCCTTTGTCAGCATGACCCCGACTTTTGACGAGTCATCACTGACCCAGACCGTCAGTTTCTCCTTCCCGCTTGTCCTTTCCACATCCGTTCCAACCCGCTAAACTTCAAGCACTATGACTTTTGACCGAACAACCGTTGTCCGTGGGCCTTGCTCCATTTCCTTTGAATCTCAGACGTTCTTTAGCAAGGGAGACGTGACGCTGCAATTCACGCAGACCACCTTTGACAAAGCATCTGACGCCTTCGGGGTGATCGGACGCGCCAAGACCGACTTCCAGGTCGTGGTTGAGTTCGAGCCGGTCGGGGAGATTGAGGCGCTGACTGTGCTTTTCCCGTATGGAATCAATACCTTCGCTATTGGTTCCTCGCTTTACGGAGCGACCGATTCGCCGCTTGTCATCACATCGACCAGCGAAGTCTACACCATCAACAATGCAGCAGTCACGCAGATGCCAGCTATCCGCGCAACTGCCCAGAACACAGCGTTCGGCACGGTTCAATTCACCGGACTACTCGACAAGGGGGGCGATCCATCAGCCCTTGCCGATTACTACTCGGCAGCAGGAAGCGGCGGGACAATCGCCACGACCTTTGACCCCTCGCTTGTGATTGCCGGGCCTTACACAGCAACGCTGGGCGCTCTTAGCTTCCAATCTGAAGCGGGTTTCGACATCTCCTTCGACTTGGCCTTGTCGCCCGTCGTCGTGGATGGCGCCGGGACCGTTGACATGACTCTGACCGATGTCGGCTGCTCAGTCTCTTGCATTCCGATGGGGGAGGGTGAAACCGACTTCGACAGTCTGTTTGATTCATTGGATGCAGGCGAGGAGCTGGCTGGTTCAGCATTGGATATCTCAACCTCGACTGTCGGCGGTTTGAACTTCGATTGTGCATCCGTGCAAGTGATCGACTTCCAGCGCCGCTTCGGCCCAGGCTCCAACCGTGCCGGGACTCTGAACATGCAAGCCAAGCGGACCATCTCGACAGGTGCTGCCGTAAGCCTGTTCACCGTTGCAGCCGTCGCTCCCTGATGAATCCCCATGATCTGCGACCTGACTATCCCCGGCTCGCCGGATGAGATCGTGAACCTTGCTGGCGGTGGATCACCGTCGAGCGAGGTAAGCGGGCTATCAATCGGCACAAGGGGCAACGCTCAGAAAGTCGATCACATTGGGGCAGAAGAATCGCGTCAGTTCATGCGCGGCGGGTCGCTGACCGATGTCAGCTTCACATCGTCGCGGGAGTTTGAATCCAGGGCAGCGGCTCAAGACTGGCTTTTCGCACTGCAAGCCACCCTTGCAACGGCTGGCAACGCTCAATGCGAGGCGTTGCTAGCCACGCGAAGCAATGCAGCGACGATCACGGGAACCCTTTCACCGGATGCGACTGCCGTCTCTCCTGTTCCTGAGACGTTCCTAAACTCGAACTTCTACGACAGCGGGGCATCATATCCCCGCGTCACGCTTCAGTCGGACGGGACCAACGCCTGGCTCGCCTACTATGCTGACGCCAGCGCATACACCAGCGCATGGCCCAGCGGCATCTGGAAATCCTCAACGGCAGGTTCCGACCCGCTCGACCCGACAGCTTTCACGTCATGGGCACCTGACTTGGGCTTGTCGGCTCCGGCGCTTTTCACGACTTACAAGCGATGGGATGTCACATTCAGCGGCACTCCGAATGAGGGCGAGACAATCGAACTCGACCTTGACGCAGTTTCTGATGTTTACACGCTGACAGCAACACCAAGCTCGGCAGGCGACATTGACCGCAATCTGAGCGCAGCAGCCTTGAGTGATGCTTTAGAGAACGAAATCAACGGCGATGGAATCGGACCAGCCAGCACCATCGTGACTGCATCGAGCGACGAAGCGGGAACAGTGACCATTACAGCGATCACATCCGGCACCACTGGAGCGTTTGATCTGACAGTATTCAGCGGATCGGGTGCTATCACAGACAGCGAAGATCCCGAGATTGCGACAGGCACTCCGACCGTTGCCAAGTCAACGACTGACGCCAACAGTTTGACTCTCTACGACGTGTCAGCGAACGTCAACGGCAGCGCCATCGGGCGCACTGTCATGCTCAATGTCTCGCTGATTGGCCGCAACGATGACCCATCAAGCTAATGGCAACGCGCAAGACAAGGGTTCAGATTGACACCACTGCGGACACTTCCGGCGCCAAGGAAGCGGCGAAGGCTCTGGACGGCGTCGAAAAGGCAGCAGAGAAGGCCAACAAGACGCAGGAGAAGGG